CTGGACCTGAGCAATACGTTGGATATTACTGCCTGGGTGTTGGTGTTTCCACCAGATGAGGAGTGTGATCGATATCGGGTGCTTTGTCGGTTCTGGGTGCCTGAGGAGCGGATACTGGAGCGGCAACGTGATGATCGGGTGCCCTATGACACCTGGCGCAAGGAGCAGTTTATTGAAGCGACGCCAGGCGAAACGATTGATTATGATTATGTGTATGCACAGATGGACCGGGATGCACAGCAATTCAACATCATCGATGTGGGATTTGACCGCTGGGGATCTGCGCAGGTCTATCAGCAAGCTGAAAAATCGGGCATGGTGATGGTGCAGGTGGGGCAGGGGTATCAGTCGATGAGCGCGCCGATGAAGGAGTTGGAGCGCATGATCGTGAGTGGGCTGATTGCACACGGCGATAACCCGGTGCTGACATGGATGGCGCACAACCTGGTGGCGATGCGCGACCCAGCAGGCAACCTAAAACCAGACAAGCGACGCAGCCGAGAAAAAATCGATGGTATGGTGGCGCTGATTATGGCGTTGGACCGTGCCACCAGGCATGATCCGGAGGCTGGTCGCAGCGTCTATGACGAGCAGGACGTAAGGGAGCTATGATCAAACAGCAGACTGAAATCCGCTTGGTAGGCGAGGGAAAATACTGGGGCACGTTGCGCATTGAGCAGGGGCGGCTATTGTTGGACTGCCAGCGACATGGGCGGCAGGTGCAGTTTGATTTGTTGGCTACGGTGCAGCGTGGCCAGCCGGTGACGGGAGATGATGTGCTGGTACGGCATTGTGTAGATGATGCAACTGATAGCCGATTGCAAACTGACGATTGACTAACATCACGGATGTGCTATAATCAGGTTGGCTCTGGTGGGCGTGTGGCTCTTAATAATGCCATCTCGGGGGAACGTTTGCCAGGGCCAATATAGCGGGGTAGAGCAGGGGATGCTCGCAGCGCATTAGGGTGCTGAGACATTGGTTCGATTCCAATCCACGCTACATGCCCACGCCGGTAAAGGCATTTAAGGGCGATTCTCTGGTTCTGTATGCTGGAAATTGCCATACAGGCGCAGACAACACGGTGACGTGGTAAGCTGCGTGTTCTGCGGAGCGTGCGGGTTGGAATCCCGTTACAGAACGAGAGCGGTCGGGGTGCGTTACATCAATCCCTGATCTAGCTCGGAACGGAGCGAAATTACTGGGGAGGCGTTCTACCAAACCAGTTTAATCTCATATTTTTAGGCGATAAGCATTTGCGAGGCGCATTCATTTCTATAACCCCAAAGGTTATAGAAATGAATGCGCCTTTTTTATTACTCAAAATTATGGCAATACGAAATCCGGGCGGGCGATTCCGCCGAGTGGCACCGATGAGCAGGAAACGCAGGGCCTTGCGCGCAGAAATGGCAGCGGCGTGGGCGTCGTTTGCAGAGAGATCGGAACCGGGATATCAGCCCGACGCCCTGGGTGATGGCGATGCCCATACCCAGGGCGATGCTGAGGTGTCGAGTGTTTCCATGGAAACAGGGGGCGAGGATGCTGGCACGATTTGATGTGACGGATGTGATCGTGTTGGTGGGGGCGCTGCTGACTGTGGTGGGGATTTATATGCTGACTGGCGGGGCATGGGCGGTGGTGTTTGTGGGTGTGATTTTGATGGCAACCGGATTGTTGAGTGCGTTGAGGCGGGCTGGGACAAAACATGGGGCTGATCAGTAGGCTGTTTGAGCCAACAACAATCGAGAGACGTGGCGTCACATTCAGCAATGAGCTGCTGAACTCGCTGCGCATTGGCGGAACAGGTGCAGGCCCGGTGACGCCTGCGAATGCGATCCAGATTCCGACTGTATTGGCGTGCATCCGTGTGCTGGCAGAGTCGATGGCGTCGTTGCCGCTCAATCTATTTGTCCGTGGTAAGCGTGGCAAATTTCGAGCCTATCGCCACTCGCTCTTTTCAATATTACGTGACCTGCCCAACCCTGAGATGACGAGCGTAGAGCTGCGCATGATGATGCAGGGGCATTTGGCGGCGTGGGGCAATGCGTATGCGCAGATTGTGCGCAATCGCAAAGGCGACGTGATCGAGCTGTGGCCTATGCGCCCGGACAGGGTGCAGATTTATCGCCAAAATGATGGCTGGCTGTGGTACTACTACAGCGATGATCCGACGATTGAGCCAGATGTGCGCAAGACTGAAAATTGGTATCGCCGTGACGAGCTGATGCATCTGCGTGGGCTGGGGTTTGATGGCGTGCAGGGCTACAGTGTGATTACGCTGGCGCGCCAGGCATTGCAGATGGCAAGCAATGCTGAGGCGTTTGGGACCAAATTTTACGAAAACGGGGCACGGCCTGGGCTGGTGCTGACGAGTCCCAAGAAACTTAGCGACTCTGCCTATGAGCGGCTGAAACAGTCGTGGGAGGCGAGGCACCAGGGGATTGAGAACTCGCATAAGGTTGCTGTGCTGGAGGACGGGGTAGACGTAAAAGAATTCTCTATACCAGCTCGTGACTCACAGTATATCGAAACGACTCAATTTAAGCGCAGCGAGATTGCTGCGATCTTTCGGGTGCCGCCACATATGGTGGGAGACCTGAGCCGGGCAACATTTTCCAACATTGAAGAGCAGGGGCTTGATTTTGTGCGCTATACGCTGAGTCCCTGGATGCAGATTTGGCAGCAGGCAATTTATCGAGATTTGCTGCGACCGGAAGAGCGCAAGACCTATTTCGCACAGTTCGATACCTTTGGTCTGACGATTGGCAATACAGATGCACAGCAGAAGTGGTTTGTGGCGGGTCTGCAAAATGGGTATCTGTCGATCAATGATGTGCGGGAAATGGTTGGGCTGAATGAGATTGGCAGTGCGGGCGATGCGTATTTGCGGCCGCTGAATATGACACCGATTGGCGCGACGGCAAACGACACAGGAGATGACCAGGATGGAACGCAGAATCCTACCAATTAAGGCTGAGGTGCGGGCTGCCGGTGATGGAAAGCCAGCCATGATCAGCGGCTACAGCGCTCGATTTAACGAGCTGAGTGTTGTGCTCTATGGCATGTTTCGTGAGCGGATTGCGCCCGGTGCGTTTGCAGAGACGATTGCAGCAGACGATATACGCTCTCTGTGGAATCACAATGCGGACTATGTGCTGGGACGCAATGTGAATGGCACGCTGCGACTGCGTGAGGATGAAATCGGGCTGTTTATGGAGGTCGATCCGCCAGACACGCAGGCGGGCAAAGATGCGCTGATCTCGGTGCAGCGTGGCGATGTGAGCCAGCAGAGTTTTATGTTTGACGTGCAGCCAGAGGGGGATGATTGGTACGAGGATGCAGAGGGCCAGCTCATCCGCACGTTGAAGCGTGTGAGGCTGTATGAGGTGAGTCCGGTGACATTCCCTGCCTATCCGCAAACGAGTGCGGAGGCACGGGGGGTGACAAATAGCAACGAATTGCCCGCGCTGCCACGGTGGGTGGAAGAGCGATTAAAAGGCGGCAATAGTGGTGATAGTAGTTGGCGGTTGGCACTTGCTCGCCGTCGGTTAAATTTAGTTTTGTAATTTGGGGGATTTATGAATTTAGCACAGATGCGGGCTGAACTGGAGCGATTGATCGCCAGCACCCGCGCCATTTTGGATGGGGCCGCCGCCGAACAGCGGGATCTGAATGCAGATGAGCAATCTCGCTTTGACGCTGAGATGACGCAGATTGACGGGTTGCGCACGCGCATTGGTCGCGAGGAGCGGGTTGTTGTGTTGGAGAGTGAGCAACGCCAGGCCGTGCGACCCGCACAGCGACCGGTGCCCGATGCTGCGATTGGAATGAATCGCAGAGAGACCCAGCAGTACTCGCTGGTACGTGCCATCAATGCCGCCATGACCAACGATTGGCGCGGTGCAGAGCTGGAGCGGGATGCGAGCGAGGCGACTGCCAAACGATTGGGACGCTCGCCCAATGGGTCGTTTTTTGTGCCTGCGGATTGGATGGAGCGCCGGGACCTGACAGTGGGCACAGCGTCAGCCGGTGGTAATACTGTGGCGACAGATCTGTTGGCGCAGAGTTTTATCGACCTGTTGCGCAACCGCATGGCGCTGCGCCAGGCTGGGGCGACGATGTTGAGCGGTTTGGTGGGCAATGTGGCGATTCCTCGCCAGAGTGGCGGGGCAACTGCCTATTGGGTGGCTGAAAACGCAGCGGCGACCGAAAGCCAGCAGACCTTTGACCAGGTGACGATGACACCCAAAACCGTTGGCGCATTCACCGACATTTCACGACGCCTGCTCAACCAGAGCAGCATTGATGTGGAATCGTTGGTGCGCATGGATTTGGCGACTGTGTTGGCGTTGGCAATCGACCTGGCCGGGCTGCACGGCACGGGTGCCAGCAACCAGCCAACCGGGTTGATCAACGTGGCTGGGATTGGCAGTGTCGCCGGTGGCACAAACGGTGCTGTGCCGACCTGGGCGAATATTGTGGCGCTGGAAACTGCGGTGGCTGTGCCAAATGCTGACATTGGACGGCTTGCCTATGTGACCAATGCCAAAGTGCGTGGAAAATTGAAATCCACACCTCGTGTCGCAGGCACCAACGACAACATGATCTGGCAGGACGGCAACAACCCACTGAATGGGTATCAGTCAGTGGTGAGCAACCAGGTCAGCTCGACGCTGACCAAGGGCACCAGCTCCGGCGTGTGTTCTGCCATTTTCTATGGGAATTGGGGCGATCTGTTGGTGGGCATGTGGGGCGGACTGGATATTCTGGTTGACCCATATACTGGCTCGACTGCGGGCACGGTGCGTGTTGTGGCGTTGCAGGATGTGGATGTAGCAGTGCGTCATCCCGAATCGTTTGCGGCGATGCTGGATGCGTTGACGACATAGTATAGGGCATCGCTCTGGACTCCCAGGGCGATGCCGCTGGGTTGGCGTAGAGCGCCCCGTTGGTGCTGGGGGGAGATTATGCTGAAATT